CAAGCCTACGATTTGCAAAAGAGGCTTTGCAATGAGCCACCCACAAGCCATAAAAATTCTAGCCTTGGTTAGAGAGAATTCCAGGGATTACCCTGTGTTTGTTATCAACCAAGCCCTGTACATTGTTGGTGAGATTACTGAGGACGAATATGCGCAAACGCTGTAACCGAAAAATAAGGCCGCTGATTAACCCGCTTCAGCACGTTGCAGACAGCATCCGACCAGTGACCTCGCACAAATCTTTTCTGCTTGACCTGAACCTGAAGAATCACTCAGCAATGGCTGCACTTTCGCAGGGCAAGGCGAACAAAGGCGACATGGATACCCTTGTGGCTTGTTTAAACGTCACTGAGGCGCTTTATTTGATGGGAGTAGGGGCAGAGTATGGGTATGTAGCCAAAGGCGGCCTAGAGGCTCTTTTGGCGGTTTGCCAACGTGGTGCTGCTGCTGGTCGTTTTGTTATGCGGTCGTCAGAGATGGCAGCTATCAATGAGGCGATTGAGTTACACGATGCGCAACTGGAGACTATTACGGTCAAAGAACTAGAACGAGCGATGAAAATCGTGCAGGATGTGATTAAAAACAAACGGGCAACCGTGATTTTGGAGAAATGAAATGAGCAAAAAAGCAATGAAAATGGCTTTAACACGCCTTCAATCACGAAATGACACCGCTGATTTAGACGCTATTGCAGCACTTAATGATTCCATTGAGCAAGCAGAGCAGCAAGAGCCTGTGGCAGCGGCATGGGATGAGGGCTACCGCCAAGGCATACAAGACGAGCGCACCAGCGAAGCGAACATCGGGATTGCAGGTTTTAACGCAAAGGTGGGGCCTGCACGACAAAACCCGTATGGGTCATGCCCACCACAACGCCAGCCGCTGACGGATGAGGAGATTAACGCACTAATGAAAACAGAACTGGGCTACGGTTCTTGCCCAACATTAGACGACATTGCTTTTGCCAGAGCCGTTGAAGCTGCTCACGGCATAGAGGCTAAATGAAATACCCAGACAATCCTTGCATCGCCATCTGCGACACCTTGTACCAAGATGTCTGCACCGGATGTGGCCGCCACTTCAGTGAGGTGGCTAACTGGGTTTTCATGACTGATGAAGAAAAAGAGGTGGTGTGGGAGCGAATCATCGCTGACGGCACTAGCAAGCGATTTAACACTTACAAAGAACGGGCACAGGAGAACCAAAAATGACAATCGAAGCAGAAATCAGGCGCACTAATGCGTGGGTCACACGCAGAATCAAGCCAAGTCGTATGCCGCAAGATGAGCGACCAATAGCTGATTACGAGTTCCAAGTGCCGAGCGACTGGCTGGACAACCTAGCAACGTGGGCAAAGATGATGCTGGTTGTTATCACATTGGCCTTTGCACTTGGTTATGCTGTGGCTTTCCTATGGGTTGTGGATAACGTGGGCTTTTACCGTTGATACCTTGGGGCACAGAGCAGGAGCAGGCCGAGCGCAGACGCAAGCAGAAGCAGCAGTCAGTACAAGACCAGCAGCGCATAGACATGGGGCTGGCTCGTGAGTTGGTTTACAGCTACCAGTGGCAGGCCGAGAACGCCAAAACATGGTTTGCTGGTGTTTACGCCAACCTTACAAAGAAGCACGGCAAGCAATACGCAGAGCACATACGCTCACTGATGACGATAGTAAAAAATGAAAATAACGCTTTACAACACTCAGCAAGCACACCAAGTGGTAACGGACATCTATCAAAAGATGAAGCCACACCTGATGGCGGGTCGTAAATTTACCCTAGAAGTCAACAGCGAGACGCGCAGCCAGCCTCAAAATGAGATGTACCACGCAATCATTGGCCAGATAGCAAAGCAGGCAGAGCACGCAGGGGCAAGGTGGAGCGCAGAGGATTGGAAGCGGCTACTCGTTGACCAGTTCGCCAAAGACACTAGCCGTCAAACGATGCAAGTAGTCCCAAGCCTAGACGGTGGCGGCATTGTCCAGCTAGGTATGCAGACCAGAAAGTTCACTAAGGCAGACGCAAGCGAGTTTACCGAGTGGCTCATCTGCTGGGCGACAGACAAAGGCTTTGAGGTGGGCGGATGAAATTGAAAAAGTGCAGCGTATGCAAGGACTTATTTAAACCAGTTCGACCTCTACAGAAGGTTTGCAGCCCATCATGCGCCCTTGAGCTATCCAAAAAGGTGGTGGCTAAGAACCGGCAAAAAGAGGTGGCGCAAGACAAGCGCGAGACAAAGGCAAAGCTGGACGCAATGCAAACCAAGCCACAACTGGTCAAAAAAGCGCAGGTGGCGTTTAACGCCTACATCCGAGCCAGAGATATGGGCAAGCTGTGTGTAAGCTGTAGCAAACCTCTTGGAATTGAGCCGAATAGTTATGACGCAGGCCACTACCGAAGCGTAGGCAGTGCGCCCCACATGAGATTCGTAGAGGACAACGTACACGGTCAGTGTAAGTATTGCAACAATCATTTGGCTGGTAACGCAGTGGAGTACCGCAAAGGACTGATTGACCGCATTGGCCTAAAAAGGGTAGAGCAGATAGAGAGCGACACCGTACTCAGGAAGTACACCAAAGAGGCTCTAATCGAAATCGCAAGGCACTACCGCGAACAAACTAGGCAGCTACTGAAAGACGCAGTACAATAGCCACTCTTTCTCCTAGTTGCTAATAGCGACTTTAGGCCGCTACCGTAGCGGTCTTTTTTTTGCTAAGATAGAGCCACTTTGTACTAACAATGGGCAATATCATGACGACAGATAACAAAGTCGGGCGACCAAGAATAGAGATTACAGACGAAGATTTCGACAAGCTAGTCGAAATGGCGAAGATTAACTGCACCCAAGACGAGATATGCTCTGTCTTTGATATGTGCGCAGACACGTTAGATGCTCGCCTAAAAGAGCGTGGTTTTGCCAATTTTTCGGACTTCTTTAAAAAACACTCCGGAATGGGCAAGCAAAGTCTGAGACGACTTCAATGGCAAGCTGCCCAAGATGGCTCAGTTCCAATGATGATTTGGCTGGGCAAGAACTGGCTCAACCAGTCTGACAAGCAAGTATTGACAAGCACGCATGAGATAACTGCGTTTGAAGTCATACACAATGAAACTTAGGGCAAGCGCTACCCTACCTCAGACACAACTAGTCAACAGCAAGTCACGCTTTCCAGCAATGGTGGCTGGCTTTGGGGCTGGTAAGACTCACGCTTTGATACTGAGGACGCTACACCTTGTGTTTAAGCAAGGCGGTGGAGACATCGCTTTTTATCTGCCAAACTACCCTCTGGTCAAGACTATTGCATACCCAAGGTTTCAGGCGGCATTAGATGACATCGGCATCCCCTACGAACTAAACAGGTCTGACCACGTTTTAAGAGTTGGCGGTCGGCAGATTATCTTTAGGACGATGGAAAACCCCGACTCTATCGTTGGCTACGAGGTTGGCGACTCAATGGTTGACGAGTTGGACACATTGCCCAAGGCCAAAGCAAACGATGTCTGGAACAAGATAATTGCTCGTAACAGGCAAAAGAAGGCCAACGGGCATCAAAACTCGGTCGCTGTAGGTACAACGCCAGAGGGTTTTAGGTTCGTGTACGAGAAGTGGCAAAAGTCTAGGACTGACAGCTACGAGTTAATCAAAGCGCCGACTTACTCGAACCCGCACCTACCAGACGGCTACATTGACTCACTAAGGGAGACATACCCTAGTCACTTGCTGAGTGCATACATCGAAGGCGAGTTCGTCAACTTGACTAGCGGCTCGGTGTACCTGAACTACGACCGAGAATTAAACAAGTGCTTGACAGAGGCAAACGCCAGCGAGACCCTGCATATTGGCATGGACTTTAACGTCAACAACATGGCGGCTGCCATACACGTTATGCGAGACGGCAACGCTCACGCAGTGGATGAGATAAGCGGTGGGCAGGACACGCCGAACGTAATAAGAACAATTCGCAACCGATACGCCAACAATCCGGTCATTGTGTACCCAGACGCAAGCGGTGGCGCTAGTAGTACGACCAATGCGGCATCAAGTGATTTGGTTTTGCTGAGAAACGCTGGGTTTACGATTAACGCGCCAAGGGCTAATGGTCGCGTAAAGGACAGGGTGGCGGCGGTCAATATGGCACTTTGCAACAACGAAGGGCAGCGGTTATACTATGTCAACGTTGACAAATGCCCAAATATTGCGCTAGGACTTGAGCAACAAGCATACGACAGGAACGGTGACCCTGATAAAAGCACTGGGTTCGACCACATGAATGATGCGGTTGGATATTTCATTGTGCGCAAGATGCCAATTAAGCGCAGGCATGAATTTGTCGAACAGCCTACAAGGTGGACATAATGAGTTTAATCACGGATAAGCACCCCGACTATGACGACAACGTTAACCGTTGGGAGTTTTACCTACGCAGCTACATGGGTGGCGAGGACTACAAGAACGGTCAGTTTCTGACAAAGTACGTCAACGAGGACAAGAACGAGTATCTGCGCAGGCTAGAACTAACGCCCGTTGACAATCATTGTGGCAACGTAGTGCATATCTACTCAAGCTACCTGTGGCGTATTCCACCTACGCGCAACTTCAACAGCTTAGACGGCAACCCAGCACTGATTAACTTTTTGAAGGACGCTGACCTAGATGGTCGCTCTTTTGATTCTTTCATGCGTGAGGCTCAGATTTGGGCTTCTGTGTATGGTCACTGCTGGATGATTCTGGACAAGCCAAAGTCACAAGCTGGCACACGAGCCGAGGAGTTGGCGCAGGGCATACGCCCATACATCAACCTGTTTACGCCTGAGAACGTATTTGACTGGAAGTGGGAGCGCACAAGTTCTGGTCGTTTCCAACTGCAATACCTCAAAGTGCGTGAGTCAGTAGTGCGTGATACTGATACCAAATCGACTCAAATGTTCCGAGTGTGGACTAATGAGACGATTAAGTTGTACGAGGTCAGCAACGACAACGAGCGACTGGTTGAGGAAATCGACAACCCAATTGGCATCATTCCGGCTATCTTTGTGCCGTCTCGCCGTTCAGTGGTGCGTGGCATTGGCATATCTGATTTGACAGATATTGCAACGATGCAGAAGGCTATCTACCAAGAGAACTCAGAGATTGAGCAACTGGTACGCATTAGCAACCACCCGACACTGGTTAAGACGTTTGACACAGACGCAAGCGCAGGTGCTGGCTCTGTGGTCAATATGCCTGATGACCTAGACCCCAACATGAAGCCGTACATCATTCAGCCGAGTGGTGGAAACCTTGACGCTATACGGGCAGCCATCACCGATAAGGTGGAGGCAATCAACCGCATGGCTCACTTGGGCGCATTGCGTGGCACAGAGGCGACTACGGCCTCCGGTATTGCCCTGCAAACTGAGTTTCAGCTACTGAATGCCAAGCTGTCCGAGAAGGCAGACGTTTTGGAGTTAGCCGAAGAACAAATGTGGCGCTTCTTCTGCATTTGGCAGGATGTGACACCAGACGTAGAGGTTTTCTACCCTGACTCGTTTGACATCCGCGACTACCCCAACGAACTTCAATTCTTGCAGTCAGCGCGAGCCTCTGGCGTAAATTCCAAGGTGTTCATGCAAGAGGTGGACAAGCGCATTGCTGATTTGATTCTGGATGACGAGGAATTGAAACAGTCTTACGCTGAGATTGAGGCAAGCACACAGGTGATTGGTCAGTTCTAATGGCGGCTGATGCAGACCACGCAAGGTTTGTAGAGCGTCTAGGCGATGCTCACGAAAAGCGTATTGCATTGTCATTACAGACGCTAGAGGACAGACTAGCCAACCTGTTGACCCAAGCCCCGACCAAAGCTGGCAAACTGTTTGACCTTGAGTGGGCTATTGCCGCAAGGCAGGACATATTGGTCGAAATGCGGTCTGTGTTCTTGGGTGCTTCTGATGAGGTTATTCAAGAGTACACAAAGGTAGCTGAGT